GAATGCAGAAACATCTTGTGCTAATTCTGGAGACCACTGTGCTCTTAGTTTTCTTTCTGTAACCGATACAGTAACTGCATCAAGGTCGAAAGAAACTTCACCCATTTGGTCTTCGAATTCTAAGTCAGCATATACTCTGTAAGACGCTGCAACCGTAGGGTTAGCCGCGAATGTAGTACCTGTATAACCATCGATTGAACAATTAGTACATCCAGTAACAGGTGTTGAAGTATCAACTGATAAATAAATTACACCGTCAGCAGTACAAATATCATCATACTTACCACCTGGTCCTGTATAGGTTCCTGGAGGGAAGTTAGTTTGAGCTTCGTTACCGTATTGAACGATACCTTTACCATACTTCTGTGTTACCACATTAAAGTTATAGAAAACACTACCTATTTGTACTTCTAATGACGCTAAGAAATCCTCAGTGTCTTGTTCGTTACCTGTAGGTCCGATTAATTTACCTTGACCTGCAGATGCAAATCCTGATAATGCAACTAAAAGTGTTCTTTGGTTACCTGCGTAATCACCAGCAGCCGCAACTACTAATGATGAACCATCCCATTTTACTAATGTAGTATTCGCAGCAATTCCTGAAAACGCTCCTTTAGAGTAATCGAATAACCCAGCTGGGTCTGAATTCGGTGCAGAACCTTCGTAAAATCTATCATAAAGGTTTTTACCACCATCATAGTTTTCTTCAGGACTTGCTGGTCCATTAGGTGCTCCGAAAGGTGCAACATGTGTTCCATCAGCATTTCTGTTCTGAATTTTAGGTACAAAGTAGAATAATTTACCGATTGGTAAGTTCATCGCTTGTACTGATACGATATCATTAGCTAATAATTTAGAGAATACTCTTCTAATGATAGGGAAGACTACTGTTTCAAATGAACCTGAGTTATCTGAAGCAGATGCTTCGTTAATTAAGTGAGACGCTTGGTTTTCATATAATTGTGCCATGTTCTCTTTTACGTGACCTTTAAGACCCTCTAGGAATCCTAATTTGTCCCATTTGTTGATTGTGTCTTCTTTGATAACTTTAAGGTGTTTTAACCCAATATTACCAACAAGACCCGATTCTAATAATGCTCCCATTTTAGTATTTGTTTTTTTTAAATTTTATTTTTGAAGTTTACCCATTAAATCCTTCATTCTCATGAACTGAGGATTTTCGTAGGTTTTACTTTCGATAAGATTTGTAGCAGAACCTTTAGATGGTGATTTCTGTACTTTAGATGCAACTGATTCAGTTACAACTGCAGAACTTCCTTTCGAGTCTAAATCTTCCTTTACAGTCTTATAAAGACTTTTCGATTCTTTGATTGTTTCAGCAGAATCAAAACGTCTTAAAATGTTTATTTTTTCTTGTTTTGTTGTCGAATGCTCAGTAAACAGTCGAGTAGCGTATGCTAGATTTGAATTGAAAACAGCAACTTCATTAAGTTTTTCTTTAAAGATGTTAAGTGCCTTACGGTACTCTTCATTTTTTTCTCTTAATTGTTTTACTTCTTTCTCAAGTGATTCATTGTACCTCGCTCTATTAGGAATAGAATGTGGTTTTGCAAGTCCTTTAGATTTATCAGAAGACGCTTTCTGTCCAGCAGCGTGACTTCTCACCATACCTTCTTTAGCCTCTTCGTAATCTTTGTGTGATTTTGAATCATCACCTTTTTTACCTCCGAACTCTTCATTAGATTCTTCATAATCCTTGTGAGATTTTGAATCGTCTCCTTTTTTACCACCATACTCTTCGTAATGTTCCTCTTTGTGATGTTCTTCAGCATCGTGGTGTGCGTCTTTTTCCAACTTCTCAATTTGTGAGTAGTCGTCTTCAGCTGCGTCACCATAATAGTTTCCGTCATCCTCTCCGAGTTCAATTTCATAAACTACTTCGTCTCCTTCGTTAGATTCTTCATAATCCTTGTGAGATTTTGAATCATCACCTTTCTTACCTCCGTATTCTTCATTTGATTCTTCATAATCTTTGTGAGATTTTGAATCATCGCCTTTCTTACCTCCGTATTCTTCGTTAGATTCTTCGTAGTCTTTATGAGATTTAGAGTCATCACCTTTTTTACCTCCGAATTCCTCCATTTGAATTTGATATTCAACATCAGCCTCATCATCTTTAAGTGTGATTTCGTCACCGTCTTGTGTAACAACGATTCCGTCTTCTTCACCCATAGCTTTAAAGACCTTAAGGATTTCTTCGTCAGATGCACCTGTAAGGTCGAGTGGTAAAAGAATTTCTTCTTCGTCATCCACTTCTAACTCATCACCTGGTAAATCCATCATAAGCATATCATCAGTATCAATTTCTATATCATCCTCATCCTCATCGGATTCGTCTTCAATGTCCATGTCAACATCTAGTTCCATGTCGTCTTCAATGTCAAGTTCGTCTTGTTCTTTTGTTTCGTGCTTTACAGATTTCTCTATATCGTCACCTTCTTCCATTTTTTCACCTTCCATTGCTTCAACAGACACTTCGTCTTCAATCTCTTCTTCACTTAGAGATTCTTTTACTAATTCACTGATTTCTTCCTTCATAGTAGAAGCAAGTATTCCTTTTGCATTCTCCGTAACGGCTTCCTTCAAATTTTCCATTTGTAGTAGCGCTTCTTCAACTAAGTTTTGTTTTTTTTGTGCCATTTTAGTTATTTTTTTGCAAAATGTTTATTTATAGTTTTTATAATAAATATACACGAATTAAAAAAAAATCACTTTATAAAACAATAGGCAAAAAAAAATCGGGGTTTACCCGATTTTAATTTTATAATATGTATGTGAAGTATTACTCGATTACTTCATCAATTTTACTTTCGACACACGCAGATATTCTCCAATCGTGAGTAAACCCCTCAAAGGCTTTAGTAACTTTAGCCTCAACATCTGTTACGTTAAAACCTTTAACTAATTTTTCTTCTCTGATTTTTTTAATTTTACCTGAATGCTCGTCTGGCATATCATACTGAATTTTTGCTACAAAATACTTTTCTTCCATTTTATTTTTTTTTCTTAGTTTTAATTAATATCCTAAATAATCGGTTAATTTTTTCATTAAGTCAAGCGATTTGTCTAAACCTTTTTCAGGTTCACCATTTACACTTCTTTGTTTTGTTTCCTCTTCAATGTTCTCATCGTACTTCATTCTATCATCTTGATTAAGGAATAAGTAAGCTCCTGGTGTTGATGGTGAGGATACTAAATCAAAACAAATTAATTCGAAATCATCCTGTACCTCATTTCTTTCACCTTTTTTAACTAAAGAACCTACACCACGAGATGATACTCCCATAGTAACTCCTTGTCTCATAAGGTTAGCCGCTTGGTCCCCTGGACATGATACAACACCTGTTTTATGAAAACCTGGTGATGTTAATAATTTTATTTTACCCATTAGAACATTACCTTCCCACCACATATCAGTTATTAAGTGTGATACACGGTCTAAGTCGATAAGTGACGATTCAGGGTGATTAAGTTCTGATATCGACAATCCTTTCTTTATAGCCTCTTGGTATTTTTCACCTTCTCTCCTTAATATTGGTTCAGGATATATTCTACCATTTCTATTTGGTGTGTCGTATTTTTGTAATACTGCGTAAAACTCAAAAGGTTTAGAATGGTCTAATTGACCATACGATTCTTTTATAATATCGGAGTTACGTTTATCGTTTGGGTTTATAAAACCGGCATCCCACTCAATTAAAATCCCTTTACCCGTATCATTTGGTCCTAATATTTTCATATCTTTTATTTTATAAATATGCTACGTTTAGTATTCCATCGAGATAAAAACGTCCCATTCACTTATTCTAATTGGAGTTACTCTTAATAATTGATTTATTTTGTTACTAACGAATACCTTATATTCTGTTGTTAAAACAGAATCGTCACCTTCTCCTGAGAAAAAAACATAGTTATTTGAGAAGTCTGTAACATCCTGTCCTTTATAAATTACTTTACCAATTTCAACCCGAACACTTATATCTTCGTCTTGAATATCACCTTCAATCATAACACTACTTGGTAAAATAAAAGTATCCCCATAACCAAATTCATATATAAATTTTTTAGGGTCTATAAGATTATTAAGATTATCTACAAGCGTATTTGCTTCAAATAACCTTAATAATTGACTTTCATTAATTACGACTTTCATTTAGTTGTTTTAACTATAAATAGATTAAACGGACTGTTTTTTAGTTTTATGTAGTATAAAATATTTTGATTTCATTAACGGATACCCATATAATGTATTAACTATTTGTTTTATCCTGTCTCTAAGTATCAACGATTTAAAGTCTATTTGTTCTTTCACAAATAATGTTACCTCCAAATTCATAAAACTTCTTTTACCTAATTGTATACCACTACTTCTTAAATCTAAATCGACAATGTTATGTTTTTCAAATAATAACGGGTCCACCGATTCCAATAAGTGATGTTTAATGTCCCTCTCTAACATACCTGTTGTTCTAACCCAATTATGAGATGTTATAGTTGGTTCCACCCAACTTTGTATGAGAATATAAACTGATTTTAATTTTTTTGCATCTACTGTCCCATAACTACATTTCGCGTTTTCGTATCCCGATAATTGGGATGTTTTTCCTTTTTTCATATAAATTCATAATATCTAATGTTTATTTGTTCGTTAAAAATATAACCATAAAAAGTACGATTGTCAAAATATTGATAAGTTGAATATATTTATTATAATAAGTCATATATGTTAATAATAGAAATAGGAAAAAAAGAAAATATCGAAAGAGCCTTAAAAAGGTATAAGAATAAAGTTTATAAGACTAAACAGTTGAATAGGCTTCGCGAGGAAAAAGAGTTTACTAAGAAATCTACTAAGAGACGTAAACAAAAACAAAAAGCCATTTATATCCAAAAAATAAAGGATTCAGAAATCTGAATCCTTTTTTAATTTATATATGTAATTTAAAGTTATAAACCGTGTTCTAATTGTTTTAACTTATAAAGTGAAGTTAATGAAATTTCGGACTCATTAATATGACTTATAGTCTGATTTACTTTTTCATGTAAATCTTCATCATTCGATTCATTAATTTTTTCAGTTAATTTTTCTAATACAATACTTTTAGAATTTACAATCTCTTCAGCTAATTCAGTTTTAGAGAGTGATAAAAGAGCCTTTAATTCTTTTTTATCTTCCTCACTGATATCACCATATTCCTTATTAAAAGTGTTTGTTGCTATTTTTAACATAGAACTTAAAGGAATGTTAACTGATTCGTTAATTTTCACATCCTCTTTATTTTCACCTAATAACTTTTTTATATTATTTTTACACTCTAAAACTTCTTCTAAGTTTCTAACCGAGTTATTATAAACTACAGTATCAATATCGGTATAGTTGTTATCTGAATTATTTTTTAATCCTTCAGAAACCCACATATTTATTTCTTTAATTTTTTTATCCTCAGTAGTTAATATATCTTTTATTGTTTCAATACATTCATTTACGTAGTCATCAACAATTTCTTTGGATAAACCTTTTTTCTTGGAAAGTTCATCATAAAGAAAATATGCTTCAGCAAGTTTCTCGTTCTCAATTACATGATTTTTAAATGACTTCATATTGGTTTTAAACGAATTTTTACCATATGACTTAGTCATTAAAGATTCTATATTTGATTTTATTTGTCCGAATTTATTCATAACGTTTTTATTATAAATATTAGTCATCTAGTAATGTTCTTAGTTCATCTTCAATTTTACCTAAAGAAGCTCTTCCTTTTGATAGGTCAATTTCAGATATACCGTTAATCATATCATTTTCTAATATCATATTTAAATCTTTTTCTGAAGTACTTTCCGGTGTAACCTCAGCCGTAGTGTCACCACCCGTATCCGTACCACTATCACCTAAATCACCACCTAAATCACCACCTAAATCACCACCTAAATCACCACCTAAGTCACCTCCAAAATCACTTCCACCACCACCAAATCCGGTGTCAGAAGGTTCTGTAACCTCACCTTCAGGTGCTCCACCTTCTCCAGGTTTATCACCATATAATTTATCTATATTAGCGAAAATACCTGTTTTACTAATCGTTTCAGAGGTTTTTTCAAGTTCCGCACCAACAGCCTTTTCGATTCTTTGTTGTTGTAAATCTAATTTAATTTCTTCATCTGAGAAACCAAGAATATGTTTTTTAGCCCAAGAAGATGAAACAGGTTGTATACCATTACCTGGGTCAGAAACCGCATCACGGTAAAGTGCCACCTTTTGTTGCCATTGTTCAACTTTAAGTAAGTCCGCTTGTGTTGATGGGTTGGTAAGTCCTAATGTGAAATTATTTAATTCATCTTCAAACCCTAATAGGTATAAATGAATTATAGCAATTTTATTTAACTCTTGAATCATAGACTTTTGAATTCTATTGATTGTTCGAGCAAATCTTATATCTTGTAACGCTAAGTTTTTACCATCACCAACAACCTCTTCAAACCCTAAAAATGCTTTAGGTACTCTAAGTGCGGTTAATAATTTCTTTTGTATATATTCAATATCAGCAATTTCTGATAAGTTTTGTGCTCCTGGTAATGTGTCGATAGGGTTAGGTGCGTTAGCATCTCTAACGGGTATGAAGTAATCTTGGTCAACCGCCATTTGATTATATCTTAAATCTACATTACCGTTATTAGAGTCCACAATTTGGTCTCTTTTAAATTTGTTAGCAACTCTTTGTACGTAAGGTTCGACATCTTTATCATCCATGTTACCTACAAAAACTTTGAATACTCGTCTTTCAGGTGCTCTTGATGTTCTATAGACTAACATAGCATCTTCAGATAAGATAAGTTGTTTCCATATTCTTCTCGCCTTTTCTAACATAGAAGTACCATAAGGTAATTTACGGTCATCACCTAATAATCTAAAGTGTGCAACTTCCCACGTATTTAATACCATATCTTTGTTTTGCCATAAGAATTTTAAAGCATCATTATCGGTATCTGTACTATTTTTTTCAGGTTTAATTTTCATTCCTCGTTCTTGACGAGTAATTTCAATATTAGGTAGTTGTTGTACCCCCATAACCCCTTTCTCAGGGTCTAATTTTAGATAAACGAAGTTATCCCCATACTTACAAGTATTTCTCGTCCACATAGGTAGATTAGTACTAATATCGAGTCTATTGTTAAATAAATCCCCAAGTACTGACTTAATTCGTTTACTTTCTGAGTAAATCTGTAATATAAATCCATCTTCATTTGCTGTTGTTGATTCTTCCCCATATATATCTAACGCTGCAGATATTTCGGGTGTATATTCCATGCTTTCATAATCATAAAATGAAGCTAGTCTAGTCGGTTCATAATATACCGCTTGAGTATATAAGTTGTTCTCTACCTTCTGCCATTGTTGACCGAGATAGAGTGTTTGTTGGGCTTGAAGTTTTTCTCTTTCATACTCCTTCTTATCAGGAGTTTTTAAAAGTTCTTTCTTATCAAACTTAAATACGGGAGCTTGTTGGTCTAACGTTGAGTCAGGACCAAATACCTTAGTAAGTCGTTGCCATATAGTATAATTTTCTGCCATACTTCTTTTTTAGATAAATAGTAACATTATTTGAATTAAACTAAACATTTAAAACTTTCCAAATAACCAAGAATTATCTTGATAGTCTTGTTTAGTTGCCTGTCCTCTATGTCTATTGTGGTTTATTCCCCCCGGTAATGCAGATAAACTTGGATGAAAATCGTTAGAGGTATTTTTGACGGGAGTTTCGTTAACTAACCAACTTTCCATCATGGCTTTAGTTTGTTCTGTGACTTTTTCTAATTGAGTAAATGAATTTTCTCCAACATAAATCGCCATAGCTATAGCCATAATTAAATCATCATGTTGTCCTTTTTGGTGGTCGGGTCTACCGTTAATATAAACAAAAGTGTTTAATTCATTTAATAACCTTGTTGACCTTATTTCAAAATTATGCCTTAACGCCTCTTCAAATGACGCTACAATCTGTACTCTTTTATTATTAAAATTTAATCCAGGAATCTTATCTAAAGTTTTAGGATTATATTTCCATTTGTCAGCGGCATTAACACCTTCAACATATAAATTTTTATATCCCAATTCTTGTAGTTTTCTTGATGTAGATACTCCCATACCACCTGTAATATCAATTACAATGAATGCTGAATACATTGTCGCCCATTTAAAAGCTATTTCTGCGACGACATCTGGTGGTACCTTACCTAAGTACTCAAGAACTTGTTCTCTCGTTTCAAAATCTATTATAGTAAATGTAGTATAATCTTCGCTATCACCACGAGAAACATCAATACCCATAATGTATTTATGACCTTGTACTGGTTCTTTCCATTGCCACAATGAACCACCTATAAATTTATTTATTGGTTCTTGTATGAAGTTTTGTTTAATAATTTCAATCGTACTACTTGGGATGACGTTATCCCCTGAACCCAAGAAGTTACACTCCAATTCCTGTGAGATTTTTCTTCTATCGAATTTAAGTTTTTTAGCCATACCTTCGAACCATGAAGAATAAACTTTGTATCCATTTGATAATTTTTCTTTAATTTCTTCGTAATCCCTTTCACGGGGGTCGATATCACCATATTTGATTATTATTTTACTGTCATCATAATCTTCACGGTTTAACATATAATGTATAATGTCGTTACATTTGATGAGTTGTAAGTCTTTAGCGTAACGAGGGTCACGATACCAATACATTTCAGTTATCTTAAAATCGTTCATACCCCTTAAGGCTTGGTCATATATAGTATAATAAATTGGGTCAAAACCATTAGGTGTTGAAATTACAATAACTTTACCACCTGTAGAAAGTGACGCCATACACGCAGACCAAAAGTCATCATCAGCGTCAATAAACGCCGCCTCGTCAAAAATAAGTATTGTTGGTGTATACCCACGAAGTGCATCTTTTGAGGTTGCAACGGCTTTAACTTCACAACCATTTGATAATTTAAAATGTCTTTGAGAATTTTTTTCGTTAGAATAAGATATCCCAAACCATGTAGGCCATTGGTCAATAAAACTTCTAACCTTATTAGCGAATTCTTGTGATGTATCTAATTTGTTTGCAATTATTAGTACCTTTTCAGGTTTTCTTTTAGATGCGGTAACCACTTTTTTTGATGCCCAAGCCGCGGTAACTGTAGAAACACCCGCTTGTCTATACTTTAAGGCGATATTTTCCTCATAAGTATCATAATCATTAATTAATGTTTTTTGGTCTGAAAATAATTCTAAAGGTACGTACTGTGATTGCGTATTATCGTAGGTTTGTAGATAAGTTTTTAATGCGTAAGGGGTATCTTTTACACACCTAGCATATTCCAATAAAACTTGCTCTCTTGATAGTCCCATCTATACATAATAAGTTTTTTTTATGATAAAGAAATACCCAACCCGTCTAAAAGACCTGAAAGGTCATCATCATCGTCATCATCGTCATCGTCATACTGTGATATTGCATCTTCATAATCTTGAGACTTTAATTCTTCTATAATCTCATCCACCATTTTAGCTACAATTTTTTTACCATCATCAGAGCCAGACATAATCATTTTAGCAACATCAAAAAACTCATCAGTAGTTAATGAAGAAAATCGTGAAAATAAATAATTTTGTATTTCTCTTAAATCGTCATCGTATAATTTTTCAGGATATGATGCCATAAATTTTTCCCAAATTACCGGACCTAAACGTAAATCCCATATTTCGTAAGGTAATGTATCTTGTGAAGCCATAACCATTTCGGCCGCTTTAGGGTCATCAGGTAATCCTTGAGTCCCTAATACTTCGTATACTCCTTTTAGTAATTCATGAACCAATATAGGGAAAAATAATCCTTTGGCTTTTATTGTTGGTGGGTCAGTAGTTTCATCAACTTCTTCTTTACCTTCCATACCTTGTCCGCTTTCTGCAGCCATCATAACCATTTGGTCAGGTAAAATCCAATAAAGTAAATCGTTTACTGACATTAAAACACCATAAAGATTTAATAGTTTAGGATTTATATTTTCTAATTCATCCTTAACTAAGTGGAACATATAATGACCTTTTTTAGACGCCCCTTGAATAAGTGAATTAATAAATCTCCTTTTAGCCTTTTCTAAATCAAATTTTTCAAAAGCGGCCATGAAGTTTTCTAAATCATCCTCAGCTTCATCTTCACTAACACCAAATTTTTCAATAACATCTTCATCTTCAGGCTCTTCTGAATCTTTTTTCATTCCTGACATGTCAATTTGACCTGGCATCGATGTTAATTCTACATCGTATTGAAATGCGTCATCAGGTAACGATAATTCTTTCTTAATAAGTTCAACCGCTAATTGTTCTAAATAACCTTCATTATTTGATTCAATTTGTTTTACTTGTTGTACGGCCTGCATCATCATTCCTTGAAGATTCATCAGTTGATTTTGAGTTACTTCTTGTACACCGGTGTATCTTTTAACTTTCTCAACAACATCACGAAATCTTTTTGATGCAATTAATTGTTCAAATGAATTATCAAATTCATCATCATCTTTTCTAGGTAATGCTGGATTATCAGATAGTGGAGTTTCCCCTTTTTCTAATTTTGATTGAATTCCTTGGTCCATTCTTTCAGGTCCATCATATTCGATTTGTTCTTTAATTTTTTTCTTCATCTTTAAATGATATATTTAGATTGTCAAATTTAAGAAAATCTGGTAAGTCTTTATCCTCCACCTTAGCTTTAGGTGCTGGTTTATGTTTCGGTTGATAAGGATTTTTTCTTTTTGGTTTTGTACGAGTAGGTGTCTTCACAGGAGCTTCTTTAGTTCCTGGTCCTTGTTCAATAATATCCATTAAATCTTTTTTAGTCATAGAAGGTTTATTTACATCTTTTATCAAAGATACAATACTTTCTTCAATTTTTCTAATATTTTCTTTACGTTCCTTAATTTGTTTACCAACAGAACTAACACATGCATCAAATTTCTTTTCAGCATTTTTCTTCCAAGTTTTTTTAGGACCGTACTTACCTTGTATACTATCCATACAAATAGCATACTCACTATCCTCTTCAAACATACCTAAAGTAGTCATAACAGGACGTATAATAGTATCATCTACCTTTTTACTTTTCTTCTTTTTCTTTTTACCCTTCTCTTCCGCAATACCCATACCATCACCACCAGCTTTAGGATTAACCCCATAATTAGCAGGTCCGTCATCATTACCGACACTATTACCATCATAAGGATTATAACCTGATTCTTTTTCTAATGAATTATCAGCATCTTTATCTTCTAATAGTTCATTATCATCATCATGTAACTCATCGGCAGGTTCAAACATTTTAACTAACATTTCAAAATTATCTCTAAAGTAACTTCTTAAATAAGCTCTTTTACCATGTACTATTAAACCGTCTCTATCTGTTTGATATTCTTCCCAATCGTCCCAATAGAAATCAACTGCGTCTTCGACAGCGTCTTCTAATTCACGACTAAAAGGACTTGGCATTTTTTCGGGTTCACCTAATTGTTTGTGAATTGATTGATTGAAGAAATGTTGGTCAGAACTACCCCACTCATTTAATTCTTCCTCACCTAATTCATTAGAAAGTTGTTGTGCGGACTGGTTAGCCATTGCAAGGTCATTTTTTATTTTTTCTGTCTTCTCGCTAGTAGTGTCTTGTTCATTAACTAATTTCTTATGTAAAACACTAATTTGTTTACCGTCTAATTTCTTAAGGGTATTTAATTTAAATCCCTCCCTTAATAAGTCCATTATTTTAAATTTACTTTTCATCTTCAATAAAACTTTTTTCGTAACTTAATACGATATCTCTTTCATATAGTTTATCTTCTACAGATTTAACACTATCTCCGTAACCGAAAACTAACCTTTTAAATTTATCATTTATAATCGAGTCACTATCTTCATTTTCCCATGCTAAAGATATAACTCCATCAATCGAATCGTATACACCAAAAAAGTCAGAATCTTGTATTAAATGTAAATCAATGTTTACGTTTCTTAAAACACCAACTTTCTTTATATATTGAATATGGGGTGGTGAAGGGTTACCATTAGCTGGTTGTGCATCCCATTCATCACCCCATACATCGTCTACATCTGAAAAGATGAATTCGTATATATTATCCCCTTTATAATTGGGACCTAATTCATTTATATAAACTAATTTCATAGTAACTCACCTTTAGAAGTTACTTTAAATTGTTTTTTACCAGATTCAAAAATTAAATTTCCTTTATTAGTTTTACCTAAAAATTTAATATTAGTATTTTCTTTAAGTATAAACTCTGAAGTTAATTCCTGTTCAATACTTTCTGATAATCTTTTTATTTCTTTTTTAACCGATATAGTGTTAACTTTCTCAGCTAAGAATTTCTTAATTTTTTTAGATTCTGTAATCTTTTTTTCACCATCGGTAACTACAAAGTACTTTTCTAATACCTTATCAACTTTTGACTCACCAAATATTTCATCAACCATAGATTTCATAGAATCACCTTCAGCCATTTCACCTTCAGGTTCTTCCATATCCATATCTAAGTCTAAATCTAAATCTAATTCATCATCACCAGATTCAACATCAATATCAACTTCACCTTCCATATCATAATCAGTTTCATCTTCTTCAAAATTAGCTAAAATATCTTCTTTATCTTCTTCAGAAAGTTTGTCTAATTCAACTGCAGATATAATTGAATTTAAAACGTACTTAATATCTTCAGAGGATAGTCCTTGATTTTTATCGTAAGTTCTTAGTTTCTGTCCTATTTTACCTGTTAATTTTTGAATTACCTTGAATGAACTCTCTTCATCTTCAACCTCAACCTCAACTTCTTCTTCAGTATCATCTAAATCTAAATCCATATCTAAATCATCAACACTTTCTTCAGAATCCATATCAACATCCATATCAACATCCATATCTAAATCCGCTTCAGGTTCTATTGATGGTTCATCAACATCGATATCAACGTCAACTTTAGGTTCTGGTGTTTTTAAAACAAATTTCTTTTGTTCACCTATAATGTTAACTCCTTGAGTATTTTCATGTATTCTATTAAGTTCACCAGCAATAAGATTCACTTTTTTCATTGCTTGAGAAAATGATTTGTAATGTTTACGGTTCTGCATTGGTTCGTTATAATCAAGTTCTGATTCACTTATACCAACTTTTACTACGTATCCTGTTTTTTCTTTTACAATTCCGTAGTACTTTCCATCGGCCATCTGAATTGAATAGTCGGCTTTGGAGTTTTTGTTTTCACTTAAAGTAGTGGGTTTTGAACCATAATTAGAAATCTCAAGAATTCTACTAATTTGTTCTTGACCTTCTAATTTCTCACTACCTAGAGGTTTTAAATCTGCCATATCTCTATATTTTTAATATTTTTTAATTTTTAATTATATAAACCATTAACTCCGCCCAATCTAACAGTGTCGCACTGAGTAATTGATTGGTTTTTATCGTTCACATATGTAGCATGCATTGGTGTAAATGAGGTTGTCCCACTCACAGGTATTGTGTATTGTGTCGATGTACATCCAGTTTGTGCCATAATAGTTTTTTATAATAAATATACCGTAAGTTAAGAATTTCCATTTTTTCTTAGCCTACGTTATAATTATAGTTTATTTTTGCTCAGATAATGAAAGACGATTATCAATAACATCATTCTGAAAATCGAATAGTTTCTGTATATATCCATTCCTTCTTAGATATTTAAAAACTAAATTCTCATAAGAGTATTCACCCTCTTTTTCTAAACCACAACCTCTATATTTTTTTAACTTGTCTTTTACTTTTTGTATTTTCTCTAAAGAAGTCTCTAAATCGTCATCAGATTCTTCAACATCATCAATCACTAAATCTATTATGTCTTCCCATTGTTCAACCTTATCAGTAATTATTTTTTTATTAATATTAACCTCTTCTTTAGTAGGTTCAACTAACCATTCATTAAATAATACTGAATACACTCCTGTTGATATATGTGGTTCATTTATATCTTGAACATAAAGTTCAACTTCATAACCTTTAACAGTAATGTCGTGTGTGGAGTTAAATAATGTTTTTTTTAATTTAAATAAGTCCTTATAAAGTTCCTTTTCATTTCCCGACTCATTAAAGTCATACATAATGTGTAAATCTATATCAGAAAATTCGGACCAATTGTAATTAGATAGTGACCCAGTCATTGTTATATCTTGTATAAAAATGTCGTAATCTAAAAACTCAATAAATTTATTAGCGATTTCGATTAGCTGTAAACGAATATCTTCTTTCATTACGGCATTTGTAGGGTCGTCAGGATTATCCCAAATAGTGGGATTTAACTCATCTTTTACATCAAAACTAGAAATTATATTATCCATGTTTATAAATAGTGAGTTTTATTACTTTGTTAATTTTTTATATTTGTATTTCCTACCTATCTCTTTATTAAAGAACCCTCCTTGAGATTCTGCCATTCTAAATTTAGTATACATTGAGTGTGGTACTTTTTCGTATTCATACTCCATACCATTTTTAAATGTTACCACTAACTTCTCATTAGAGGTATTATAAACTGTCTTTTTTAAGTTAGATGAGTCAATTTCATTTATGATTAATTTCCCTTCTATTTTTTCATTTTTAATTGCCATAATATATTTTTTTAATAAGTATAGGAATAATATATAAATAAAAAACCCTCCGTATGGAGGGTTCTTTATTACTTTCTTAAGTTTTTAATTTTATCCCTAAGTTTAATCGATTCTTCAAAATTCTCTTCAGTAATAGAAATGCCTAATTTTTCTTTTAAGTCTTTTATTTCTTTTCCATTTTTTTCTAAGTTTTTGATTTTGTCTCTAAGCTCAACCGCTAATTCAAAATTTTCTTCCGATATCGCATTATCTAATTCTTTTTTTAATTGATTCGTATTATTATCGGTAGTACTCGTAGTCGATTTACTATCGTAATAAAAAATGTATCCATTAGGTCCTACTTTATAGTAAGTTGGTTTTATCTCATTAAAGAATGAGTCAAACTCATCGAATAGTTCATTAAATTTTCTTTTTCCAAACATATTATTAGTTTTTTTTATTTTATTGTTTATCTTTGTACTTAACAAATGGCAAAAAACGTACCATAAGTTATATAATGTCTTTATGACTCACCATTGTGGATGAATAATGACATAATGACAGTTAACCTAAATTTAATATGACAAAATGTCAAGTAGTTGATAAACGAACAATTTTTGTTATATTAGTAATGATAAATTAATTAATATAATATGATAGAAGAAGTAGACCCAAACGAAAAGGGTGGTCGTAACCCTAAAGAAGTGAGTAACTCTAAAACACCTGTGTTAGATAATTTTTCTCGTGACCTAATTAAACATGCTGAACAAGGTAAACTTGACCCTGTTGTTGGTCGTGAGAGAGAAATTAATCGTATCGCACAAATCCTTTCCCGTAGAAAGAAAAACAATCCAATTATCATTGGTGAACCAGGAGCGGGTAAAACTGCCATAGTAGAAGGTTTAGCTATGAAAATTTTTGAAGGTGATTGTCCTCAAAACTTATGTGATAAAAGAATAGTATCATTAGATATGACATCTATTGTTGCTGGAACTAAATATCGTGGACAATTTGAAGAAAGATTAAAAGTTATTTTAGATGAGTTATATGAAAACCCTGATATAATTGTCTTCATTGATGAGATACACACTATTATTGGTGCAGGTAACTCTTCAGGTTCGTTAGATGCTTCTAATATATTTAAACCAGCATTAGCAAGAGGTGAACTCCAATGTATTGGGGCGACAACTCTTGATGAGTACCGAGAGAATATTGAAAAAGATGGGGCACTTGAGCGTCGTTTTCAGAAAGTAGTAGTTGACGGTGCAACACCTAAAGAGACATTAATAATTTTACAGAATTTAAAATCAAGGTATGAATTTCACCATAAAGTAAGTTATAGTGATGAATCATTAAAGGCTTGTGTAACCTTAGCCGATAGATATATTACTGATAGAGAATTTCCTGATAAGGCAATTGATATTATGGATGAGGTAGGTGCCAGTGCACAAATCAATGTTAAATTACCTGAAGTTATTGAAAAGTTGAAGGAACAAGCATCATCTATAAAAGATGAGAAAATACAAGTCGTGAAATCTCAACAATATGAGAAAGCTGCAGAACTTAGGGATAAGGAGAAAAAGATTCTAAAGAAATTAGATTCGGAAAAGGTTAAGTTTGAAAAACAAAAGGATGTTACACGTAAACCAATAACTGAAGATATGGTTTATACTGTAGTAGCGACTATGACTAAAATTCCAGTTAGTCGTTTAAACAATGATGAAAAAGAATCTTTACTAAATCTTGAAGATAATCTCAATACCACAGTAATTGGTCAAGAATTGGCGGTTCAAAAGATTTCAAAGGCGATACGTAGAAATCGTGTAGGAATTAAAGACCCAAATAGACCAATAGGTTCTTTTATCTTCTTAGGCTCTACCGGTATAGGTAAAACTCATTTAGCTAAACAATTAGCTAAAGAAATTTTTGGAGATGAGGACGCGTTAATAAGAATGGATATGTCTGAATATCAAGAAAAATATACGATGTCTAGACTTATTGGTTCACCTCCGGGATATGTCGGTCATGACCAAGGAGGACAATTAACCGAAGCAGTTAAGAATAAACCATATTCCGTAGTTTTGTTTGATGAAATTGAAAAGGCTAATAAAGATATATTCTCACTACTTTTACAAATGATGGATGATGGTCACCTTACAGATAGTTTCGGTCGTAAAATAAATTTCAAAAATTGTTTGATAATTATGACTTCTAACTTAGGTGTTAAAAAACTTCAAGATTTCGGTACAGGTGTTGGTTTTGAAACAACAAACAGAATGTCGAATAATGAAGAAATGAAAAAAGCTCTCCTTCAAAAAGAGTTAAAAAATCATTTTACTCCTGAATTTTTAAATCGTGTTGACGAAGTGGTGGTATTTAACCCACTAAAAGAAAAAGAAGTTTCACAAATTGTTGAGATTGAATTACTAAAATTAACAACACGTTTAGAAGATATGAACTACAATATCACTATTAGTGATACGGTTAAGGAATTTATTTCAAATGTTGGGTTTGATGAAAAATATGGGGCACGTCCGATTAAAAGAGCAATTCAAGAAAAGATTGAAGACTTAATATCTGAAGAAGTTTTACGTGGTACAATCACTGAAGACAAACCATTTGTTCTTGATATGAAAGATGAAGAAGAACTTATTGTAAAGAAAGGGAATTAATTTTCCCTTTTCTTTTTTATTTGAAGAATAAATTGTATATTTGTACTCTAAATAATAAACAAATGGATAATACACGACTCAATAGACTAAAAGAAGTACTATCAGTACCAACAAAAACGTATCAGGAAGAAAATATGGTACAATACCTACGCGACGTATTGGATGCAATGCCCGATGTTGAGTATTATACTGACGACATGAATAATGTCTACGCCACTAAAGGTATTTTAAATGAGGGTGAGTATTATCCAATGTTTATTGCCCACACAGACACAGTACATAGTTTGGTCGATGAAATAGTTGTTCAAGAAGAATCACTTATCAAACCCAACACCTTTGGACATACTTACGGTGATGAAGAATTTCTATCCTTAAAGGGTTATACACCAAATGGTAGTCCAACAGGTATTGGTGGAGATGATAAGTGTGGCGTTTTTATCGCATTAGAACTTTTAAGAACCCTACCCAAAGTTAAAGTCGGACTATTCGTGTCCGAAGAAACTGGGTGTCACGGTTCAAGTAAATGTGATATTAACTTCTTGAACGATGTGGGTTACGCGGTTCAATTCGATGCACCTGGAAATAACTTAATTACTGAGGTGTGTTCAGGAACAAGATTGTACGAAAAGGATGGGGATTTTATTAATAAAGCTTTACCACTTTTTAATGAAATTATGGGGGTTAATGCCGACCCACAATCTCACCCATATACTGATGTCTCTCAGATTAAACGTAAAGGGGATTTTAGTTGTATTAATTTCTCATGTGGTTATTACAATATGCACACAGAGAATGAATTTGTAGTTGTAGATGATGTTAACAGGGCGATAGAATTTTCTATTAAACTAGTTAACAGACTTGAAAATAAGAAATATGTCTATGAGTATAAAAAACCTAATTATAACGACTACGGAACTCTATTTGACGTTAATGATGATGTTTTAGGTGAATGGGACGACCCTGAAGAAGATATCTATGATTTAGAAAATATCAAGGTAACCGATTACAGAGAAGGGTTATCAATTGAATCTAAATTTACTGGTGACGTTATCTATATGGATGAAAGTGAAGTGGGGGAACTCTATGAAATTTTAAGAGAAAAGCTATTGTCAATGGACCATCAATATGAACTCGATAAAGCTTCGGAAGAAGGTTCTACAAGATTTTTTAACTAATCCTCAAAAGGGTCAAATAATTGATAATTAGAAATTAACTTCTCTATTGTCGATAATTTGGCTCTTCCTTTTTTAATTTTCCATTCAGGATTATTTCTACGTAGTTCAAAATCTATTTTATTATCTTCAGGTTTTATTCCCGTTATTTCTATCGTAACATTACCCTTAGGACCATTTAAAGTTTCAACTTCTATTTTTTCGTTAAAACCAAACTTTTTTTCTACCACATTAAAAATTCTTTTATATTCCTCAATATCTACATAATCATCAGACTCCTCAATTTTTTCAAGTAAATCATCTAAAGCCGAGTCCATAGGACTATTAAAATAATATTTAAAGGTTTCATCATCTATGTGCTCATACGCCATATTGTGAGGTTCTTCGACATTCATACTGATATTTTCATCCATATACCATTCTAACATTTCTTTTAAACTCAAAGATTTACTGTACTCGATATTACTGTCATACATTTTTATTAAATCATCAATTGAAACTGAATATTTATAGAAACATGTATCTTCTAGTTTAAACCCTTCAGGTTCATATAAGTTACACAACTCATCTGTAAGTGCCTTTTGGACACCTATTTTCATAGATTCGTCTTGAGCTTGACCATACGCATCATCAAAACTTTCGTAGAAATCACTATCAAAATTCCTTAAAAACTTACCCATATCGGATAGAGGAAAATTATCAGTATCAACTAATGATAAATCGTATAACTCATAGTAATCTTTTAAATCTTTACCTAACTCTTTGAATTTTTTTAATTTTTCTCTTGATACGTTTGGAGAAGTTTTGAATGAACCTTTAAACTTATCACCAAGTAATTCAAATATTTTTTTTAATGTTTTTAGATGTGATGAATTAAGTGAGTACAAAGGGTACCCTTCTTTGATGTCATCTTCAAAATTATAACGGTCATAGTAATAATTATCCATACCGTAAGGTAGTTCAATTGCGTTTGAGTAACTATTAAGTTCATATTCTTCTAACTGTTCGTTCATTATAGAAAGAAACTCTTCAGCCCCTTCAAATCTAAGGTATACCTGCTCAGTATCCATATAATTAAAATATGGTGCGGTAAGCGTTTGTAATGAAGCCTTTAATTTACCCTCTTTAACTTTAATTAATTTTTCATAATCAGTATTACCTTTAAGTATTTTTTTAAGTACTTCAGAAATCGGCTCAAATCTGTCAAGTAAAAAATCTTCACTCCTTTGATTATCTTTTTGGTCGTAAATCCAAATAGTACCATTTTCATTAATATTAATGGCCATTTTACCTAAAGTTTCGTCACTAGACTGTTTATCAATTACATAAACTAATACACCAGAATCACCATATCGATTAAAATAACTTCGATTATCTTTAGATGCCGTACACCATTTAGTATTTGCACCATAGTAACATGACGCATCATGACTATAAGGTCTTACTACTAAAAATCTACTATCCTCATAAAGTTTATCAGTATCTTTTATGGCCTCTCTTTCTAATTTCCTATCTTTTTTCTTTTTGTCCATTGCAGATAAGACCGTTTGTAACTCCCAATATGACTTATATCTGTGTATATCTTTAGGAGCACCTTTTATATATGTGTCATTAATACCTGAATGTAATTTTTTAGCTAAATCAATATCTTTATCAGTAATTGTTAATGATAAGTCGTGGAAAGTATTAATTAAATCTGTAATTTGAGTGATAACATCAGGAAGTGACGCACCATCATTAATTTTCATGAATTCAATTACTTGTTTAATGGTCCATTCAGAATACTTCTTAGTACTCGATGGGTCACTATCAATAATCTTAGATATTAAATCATTATCTTTATATATTGACTCATCACCATACTTAGAAATAAGATTCTCTTTTTTACCTTCGTTTAATAATGTGCTGAATTTCATTTAAAACTTTTATAATAAATAGTATATTAATAGGATAATTGGTTTTAAAGGCTTATATTTGTTATATGAAAAAGATACTACTAATATTACTAACACTTATTTCTATCGTAAGTCACTCACAGGACTTAGGTAAAATACAAAGACATTTACTGAATTTAGTAAATGAAGAAAGAGGTAATAGAGGTTTAAGTACTTTTGTAACTGACACACTAATAAATGATGGGGCTAAAATACAAGCTAATTATTTAAGTACAATAAGAAGTTATAAACAAGTATCCCATACTAACCCTAACTTAAAATATAAAACTCCATCTGATAGAATTAAAATTACGAGTGATTCAAAATATAATATATCATCGGAAAATGTGACTATATTTACCTACGACTCATCTAAAACAGATTTAGAAATAGCCACACAAGCACATAATAATTTTATGAATTCAAAATACCATAAAATGAATGTTTTAACGGAAAATGGTGACTACTTTAATAGTGGTACTATCTTACCAAGGTACTATGGTCACTATGTAGTTTACAATAAAAGACTGAATGCAATTATTGTAGTTCAAATGTTTCCACGTCCAAATTATAATTAACCCCTTCTTTGATTAGAGAACGTAAAGATTATATCTTTTAAATAAGCGACTTTAATCTTCTCACCATCCACCACTGTAGTTCTAACGGCAGATTTAGTAGTGATTTTTGGGGAATAGTAACTTATTGGACCATCAGTTGCTGGATTTGGATTACTAGTCCCTATCATAGGTTCTTTAGTACCTAATATACCAACTAACTTTCCATCAACTATGAAACCACTATCGGTAAGTTTAGCGTCTAAGACACCTTTAAATGACCAATCAATACCTAACTCGTCAGCACGTTCAACACTAAGTGCCATGTACCAAGTACCGTTACCATAACTGTCCCAAACTCTATAACCTTCTCTATATTTACCCACTCCGTCAGTATAAACAGGAACCATCCACTTTGTCGACTCATTCTTAATCTTTTTACCGGGTGTTTTTGTTCCATCAATTTTTAATTCATTTTTTACTTCATGTTCTTCAGCGTTTGGTTCTAAAGTAATTTTTCTGAACTCCTCACCTCTTTTACCTTCACCTTGACCATAGAAGTTATCTCCCTTTTTTACTATTATTTTTAAATCAAATCCCGTTTTTTCTTTAATTGCGTTAATTAAAGCCTGTGCGTATTGGTTAGCTCTCATATCAGCCAAATACTGATTCATTTCTTTAGGGTCAGTTTTACCGTTATATGGTTTTGCACTTGGATGGTCTAATTTAGAATACCCGCTTGGTACCTTTAACGTAGGTGTACCTGAATCGGCACTACCTTTAATTGTTACGTTAGTTAACTTATCACCTCCGCCCGCATTGATATATTCCTTAAATGTCTCAACAATTTCTGTGAATTGTTGTTTGGCATCAGGGTACTTATCAAAGTAAGGCATAACCATATTATCCGCATATGGAAGACTACCCCCTTCTATATTATATCTTGGAATAGTAACCATTACGTTAGGTGGTGTTTCTTTACCAGGCATTTCCTTACCCCCACCGACTAATTTAGTTATGTATCTAATGTCATACTCACCTTCACCTACATTTACGGCTAATGGGTTTGTAGGGTTAACATCAAAGTTAAGTGGACCGGAAACTTTCTGATTCCAATTTTCGGACCTACCCTTCTGTTCATATTTCTTTCGGTCTCGATTAGTGAACTTTTTTTTCTTTCCGTAACCCAAGTCACCTCTTTTTTGTTCTTCAATTACTTTTTTTACGATATTTTCAATATCACCTTCCGTTAACTTTATATTCTTTTTATCCATTTTTAATGTATTTTTACTATAAATAGTTTCTTATTAGAAAAAAAGTATTTATATTTGTACCAAGAAACAAATGTTCTTTGAAAATATGGGGGCGAATGGAATTGATTGGCAGGGTCAGTTATACAGGGCACGTAGTCAAACTTCATCTATGACTTAAATCTATGATGGAAATTTTTTAGACGGCAACGTACTAAACAAAATGTCAGCTCTAGGTTTACTTAGAACTGAACAAGTAGCTGTAGCGTAAGACGTTAACAGTGAAGAGGGGTCGGTCAGGACATATACCTTTCAACAGAAGTCCGTTGTGTGGTGGAAAAACGATTAAACCCTAAATTGAATCGTACATCTATTGTTAGTGGAGGATGTAAAAATTCAACTAAATATTACGGAACATTGTGAACTAATGTTGTCCTAAACGTGTAGTCCTTTATAGGTGGACTGAACAAGACGCGGGTTCGAATCCCGCCGCCTCCACCAATAGATGCCAATTAATAAATCTAATTTTAATTGGCATTTTTTTTTGCCATTCCATAAAAAGGCTTATCTTTGTAGGGTAATCATCAGTAATCACCATAAAAAAAATATCATCATGACAGTAACAGGAATCAACATCGAAGAAAAAGTAAGAAACTACCAAGGAGAAAACACATTCATTCAAAAATTACAACCATCACTTTTAAAGTGGGGTCGTCTAACACCAAAACAATACGCAGTGGCAGAAAAACTAATCATGAAAGAAGTACGTTTAGGAGAAGTTAAAATTGAAGAACTACCTATGGAGTTAAAGGCTATCGTACAATACACAGGAGAATCTAACTTCGTTAATGACCTAAAAGTTAAATACAAAAAATACCGTCAGTTGACTGAAAAACAAGTTTCTGCTGGTTACAAAGCGATTGACCGTGAGATTCAAAAAGACTCTCAAAAAGAGTTGAACATAAAATTGGTTGGTAACACAATCAAACTCGGTCGCAAAATCGCTCTAAGTATCAAAGAGAACTACGATATGGATTTCCACCCAATCTTAGTTGATGTTACAGAAGTGATGACTATCTCTAACAAAGCCTTCAAATTGAAAGCTAAACTCACAAAGGACAACGCAGGTATCTGCAGATGTTGTGGACGAACTCTTACTGATGAGATGTCCCAAGTTACAGGTATCGGTCCGGTATGTGCAGGGTACGTAGGTGTTAAACACCCAAAGAACTCTAACGATGTTGCCAAGTTCAAAGAGGACATGTCCAACAAAATCGATGAAATCGGAGAATTCGAATTCTGGATTCCAAAACGAGCAATCATCGAATGGAAAGGGACGGCAGGAGTAATGTTGAGATGGTAGAAAGAGTGGGGGGAGTGATGACCCCCCATTTTATTTTAAATCCTCTTCAGTAGGTTCTGTTAATGAATTACCAGCACTCATGTAACGAGTCTGATAAGTATAATCCTCTTTAGTTGCAATAGCATTCAAATTAGACGTGTAGAGCTCTCTTAAATCTTTTCGGGGGTGAGTAGTCGTAACGGCAGATAAAAACTCGTCAGACACTATTATATTCTTTTTTAGGGTATCTAAATGGTCCTCCACTAACTTCCTTAACCCCTCTTTATTTAATATGTAAGTATGTGTGTTATAAAAATAGGAAGGTCTTATAAAATGTTCTTTACCTATTTCGTAAGAACTATGTATATTTGGAAAATTACCATGTAATGGATTATGTGACATTAAACATAAGTCCCATTGATAATCTATAAGTTCTTCGAATATAGACCATTGTAATGTACCGTCAGTTTCAAAATCATCCTCAAGTATCATTATATTTTCATACCCGTTTAAATAAGCGTCTTCCCAACACATAGTATGTGAAATCATACCACCAGCCTCACCATACGTAGTGGGTCTTTCCCACCAATGCCAATTAGGATTTAAATCTGAAATGTCCCAATTACGGTATAACTCATAACCTAAATCAGTTTCAGTTTTTAAACGAGTACCTAAAAATGCGTCAATAATGAATACAGGTGTATCGTAAGGTAAAGGTATTTTACTTAACCTGTTGTATAGGTCTTGTATATATTCTTCACTGTGGTCTAAGGAAATAACATAAACTTGGTCTAATTTCATAAGAATACTTTTTATTATAAAATATATTACTTATTATTAAATTCAATAATTACCGAATATAAAATAACAAATTAATGAGTTCAGTATTAGTTTTAAACTCAGACTACTCCCCACTCAACGTAACATCACTTAAAAGGGGATTCGTATTAGTAGATAAGGGTAAGGCAGAAATCATAAAAAAGGGGGAGACCGACATCATTACAACGATTGGTAACTTCGCACGTCCAATAATTATTAGACTTTTAGATTACATAAAATATCGACCTAAGACTATTAAAGTTAATAGAAAGAAAATATTAAAAAGAGATAGATACACATGTCAATACTGTGGTTCTAAAAGAAATCTAACAATAGACCATGTAATACCACGTTCAAAAGGAGGTAAAAATACTTGGAGTAATTTAGTGAGTTGTTGTTTCAGGTGTAATTCTAAGAAAGGTGATAAAACACTGTCAGAATCAGGTATGAAGTTAAAATCTAAACCATATACTCCAAATTTATTTTCTAATATTGTAAATGAAGATGTCGAAAATATATGGAATGACTTTATTAAAAAAATCTATAAATAAAAAAAGGTACCGTTTCCGATACCTTTTAGTAGATTGAATTACCCCCTTTTTCTTAAAAAGTTTATGAAAGCATATTATCTCTAATGTCTTTCAACTTTAATTCCATTTTGGAATTAACGTCCCCTATAACAGGCTTCAACTTATCGACAAATGTGTCTTCAAGTTTTTTGACCATATCTGAGTTGTCTGTACTCACCATTGAATATTTACTACCCATATCTTCGGAGTATGCTTGGGATATTTTCTGAGCCAAAAATCTTGGGTCATTAAATAATTCCGATACTTCGTCCATTTCAGTGTTACCTATAGCACTAACTAATATTTCTTGTTCAATATCAGTAAGTTGTAACTTACTTTTTAAGTATTCAGCCAATTTTTCTTTAACTATGTCAAGAAAACGAGGACCTTCCTCATCAAACATTTGACTTAATACTTGAACCATATTTTCATTAATTACTTTCTGGTTAATACCATGAGACTTTAATGTTCTCACTTCATTAAACAGTACATTAAACGTTTTATTATTTTGTATTGTGGAGTGTTTATTTATATTTTTAGGTACCATAGAGAATCTACCCTTAACTATTTTTTCTTCAGTTAACGATACCTTTTTTTCTTCTTGTAAAATTTGAATGTTTCTTCTTATTGAATCTTGTATACCCATTTTATTAATCTTGTTTTTTCCAAACATGAAACGTTTCTGTAAATTCGGAACTTTTCACTTTTGTCTTTTTATAGTTTGAGTCTTCAACAGGTCTCTTAAATAAATATCCCTGACCTTTAAGTTTTTCTAATATCTCTTTTTGTTTTTTTGTAAAATCATTACCAACCTCATCAGAACTAACCAAAGATGCTAACCCTTTAAGTTCTTTTTGTTTCATAACTTCCTCATAAGGTTCTTCTTTAACTGGTTGATTAACTACTAATTTAGGTTCTTCTACCTCAACCTCCTTTTTAAATTCAATATCTTTATTGATATCTCCTTTAACTATTTCAAAATCCCTATCATCAGGACCATCGTTATTTTTAATTGAGAAGTACTGTGTCCCTACAAGACCACCTAATCCTTTTTCCTCACCAAACCCTAAATTAACATTAGAATCTTTTGGATATGAACCTAATTTAATTAGTTGACCATCTTCTTTATCGGAACCCTTAGCTCTTACTACGGCCATAACAAAACCTCTGTCACCAACAATATTTTGACTATGTAAGTCTTTCAAATGTTGTTCGATATCTCTTTTATCTTGTAAATCAAATATTACTCTTTCTTTACCTTTTTCTGAAACAGTATAAAAATATATGTCTCTTAACATGTAAAGATGTTGTGAAGTATTCTGTTAGTTTAATCCATCCTGATTGACCACCTTCCTTTTCGTCATCATAAAAAAACCATTCACCATTTTCTTTCTTTAATTTAAATGGTTTATATTTACCATTTTCAACTCTACTTTCACCCTGAAAAAATAATTCACCATTATTATCAAATAACGAGTCTTTAATTATTTTAGGTTGAGTATCACCTGATTTATTTTTCCATATTGGAAAATCATCTATAATGGCACTTTTTTTAAATTTAGTACATATACCGATTTATTTTTCCATATTGGAAAATCATCTATAATGGCACTTTTTTTAAATTTAGTACATATACCACCATTTTCTATTACGGGTTTACAGAATTTTAAACTGGCTTTGGTTGACGTTATACTACCTTCACTGTCGGTACATGCAATACAAAAATTAGATTTCCAATTAGTAGTTGAAGAATTATCATCATTTTCATCATTGTCATCATTGTCATCATTAGGAGTGGGAGGTGGCGTGGGAGTCGTGTCATCACTTATATCAAATATACCCTCACATGCCACTAATTTGGCAGAACGTTGGCAACATGTCCAATACCCAATTTTCTCTGAATCCATGTTTTTACCCTCCCCATGGATTACTTTTCCTGATGAGAGTGTTACTGGTTTATCATAAACGGTGAATTCGTATTTTTTTCCATTATTTTTTCCAATTGCCGTAATCTTTTCGTTACCTGCACCACCTACAACCTTCATATCCTTATACTGGATACAATTATTATCAATTGCGTACTGTAACCTCTTCGCCTTGATAGTTGTTTCTTGTTCTTGTATATTCATATTATTATTATTAAAATTCTACAGTTCCTGCATCAGCATTTTCTATCTCTGCAAGAGCTTTATTTAACCTTTCCATAATAGTTTCATCACTATCTAAAATGTAACCTAAGTATTTTTCCACAACACCCTCAGCATCCTTTTGTACTTGGTTTAACATTTTTAATCTCTCCTCAGAGGACGCGTTTTTGAACTCATCACTTTCTCTTATTGTATTAATTCTTTCAAATTGTTGTTTAAAGTAATCAGCACCACCACCAGTTTTTGAGGTTTCGTCCAAAACTTGCTTTACCGCCCATATAGGTACGGTAACATCAAATCTTTTAAGAGTATTATTAAGAAGATTAGCTAAAAAATCCACACTCCAATGGAGACTATCGTAATCTTTATAGTCACCCGCCCCTCCTACTCCTAAAATTCCAGGGTTCTGCATAGTTTTAGCTAATTCAGGATGGTCCTCAAGCCATTGTGGGGTTATTTCGGTCGTAGGATTACTTGTCATCGAACTATAGTCCACAAGGGATTCAAACATACCGAGAACTAAAGGTAAACCCAACAATCTTGACCCAATCTCAGTACTTAGAATACGACCTAACTTTTTTGGGCTGTTGTAGAGTTTTTTAATTACTTGTACTACATCACCAGTCATAAGTCTAAAAAACGCGTTACCATATCCAAGTTTTTTTATTCTTGCTTTAGCAACATCACTTCTTAAAATTGACGCTTTCTCAGGCCAGAATTTTCTGAAAGCATCAACTCTTCGGTTACGTAAATCAAGTATTTCCTTTAAGTAACTTTCTTCAGGCTTATACGAACCATCAGGTAAATAATCAAGTATACTAAGAACATCGGCATCTCCTGATTTTAATTTTGTAATAACACCATTGAGTTTTACTCTTTCAGGTGATTTTTTAGGTAACTTGTTACTTTTCTCACTAAGTTCTTCTATTAAAGCACTTATAGCTTCTTTATTTTTTCTATTTAAAATACCTAAATTCATTTCCATTCGTTGCACAAATCTATTGGCCTTTGTTATAGCATTCATTTTAGCTTGTCCTGTTAATTTACTGGCCTCTTTTCTTAAAGCGATATAACTATCAACATCTTTTATTATATTTTCACTATATTTTGAATATCTTTTAAGATAACTGATTAATACTTCTTTAAATTTAACCAATTTACCTATAGTTCCACCTTCTTTAGATATTTTTGTAACGGCAACTTCTAATGCTTCTTTAAATTGATTTTTTGAAAACCCAGGGATGGACTTAAAGAAATACTCGTCTTTTATGAAACGTTCAAGTGACTCATCCCCCCATTTAGCAATTTTTTTAAACTCTTTGTCAAAGTATCCTGCCGCAGCGATTGTTTGGTCGTTTTTTACTAAACTTTC